GAGCCACCATTAAGCAATCCGAGACTGTCATTCAGTAGGCTGTTGAGTTCTTTCAACTTCAATAAGCCAATCTTCTCAACGAAAGCGGAATATTCCGTGGACTTGTTAGCATAGTCATTATCAAGCTGTTCAAGACTGTGTGCGGTCATTGAATTGACCTCTGAAATGTTTCCATCATAGATCCCGCCTACATTTTTATCCTTGAACTCCTGAATGGCTTTTTCACCATCGAGAATAATCTTATTCCTTTTCTGTGTGAAAGTGGCAAAATCATTAAGCATCTGAACGAAGTGGGCGTCTTGCTTGGTCTTGAAGATTGACTTTTCGGCATCAGACATCATAGTGAAGACACCGGCTTGATCTGCGGTCAGGCTAGCCTTGGTAGGGTTTGCACCCTTACCACCCTTGGCAAGATATTCTTTGTCGGATATCTCTTGTTTCTTGGTCAGGAGTTCTGATTGCTGTTTGGCAATTTCATCCATCTTAGCCTTGTGGTCAAGCTTCATCTGCTCCAACTCCTTCAGATCTCCACTAGCCATCGCATCAATCTTAGCCTGCTGTGCTTTGTTGGACAGGTCGAGAGCGTCCTTGTCAGCATCGGTTTGCATCTTGGCAATATCCTTGGCTTCCCTGATTCTTTTCTGTGCTGCGGTTTCGTTTGCAAGTGGTGGGGGTGTAACAACATCAGTCTTGACAGCAAGCATTTCTTCTGTTGTTGCCTTCAGCTCCTTTTCGTATAAATCAGCAACCTGATTCAGTTCCTTAATCTTTCCATCAATGGAATGAAAAGCAACAGAGGTCAAGTTGTTGTCATAGGCAGCACGTTCAACAGTCAATGTTCCGGACTGATCAAAAGCCAAAGAGTTTTTGGTGGACAAATACTTGCCTGCATCTTTGCCAAGGCTTTCAATATATTGAGTTCTAGCAAGGTCGGCTTCAGCAAGCTTAGTGCTTAACACCTGCTGTCTTGCAGCGAGTTCAAGCTTCTTGACATAGGTTTCCAAGGCATCACTGTTGTTGTTGATAAGCTTTCCTTCAGCTGTCAGAGAGGCATGATAATCAGGAACAAGAGCCTGAATTTCATTGAGAGCATTCTTTCTTACATCGTAGGAATTGCTTGAGTCATTCAGGATTTCTTTGAGCCTATCAAGCTTATCGATTTCATAGCTTGTATTTTTTTGGGATTCCTTGCTTACTTCGTCGAGTCTTCCCTGGCTATCAACAGCATTGTCGGTTGCATTGACATAAATAAACAAAGCAGACACAACAGCCATAATCAGGGTAGCTGCAAGGACGTATGGATTCTTCAGCATGGTCTTGTTTAGAATGTTCTGAGCAACTTCAACCATGAGTAGAGCCTTGTACTGTAACAATTCAGCAATAGTGTACCCCTTGGAAGTAGCCGTTGCGACAATCAGTGCTGCCCTGTACGTTCCATAAGTAGCGACAAGGCCAACCAATACTTTGCCTATCATTTCATAATTAGCAATCAGGGTTGCAACGCCTTCAACTCCTGCATAAAGGATTCCACTGTTAGCAGAACCAATCGTATTATACATGGCAGCAAGTTGGTCCTCCAAGTTGGAGATCTTGCCGGTCAGACTTGCAGATATTTTTTCATTCGCCCCCTGCACTCCTTCGAGTTCACCAAGAGACAGTATGTAGCCACGAATGGCAGAATTGGTATTTTCAACGGTAGTTTGTTGTTCCTTGAAAGAGAAAGTCACCTTGCCGTTGTTGGAAGATGCTTTGATACCAAACTCCTTCAGTCTTTCAAACTGTCCTGTCTGAGCATCAAGGATCGCTTCAGTCAATTGGTCGAATGATTTACCGGTGGAACTTGCTACATCGCCAAGCTTTACGAGCTCCTCCCATGTAGGGGTGAAACCTTGGTTCGCCATCTTAATAAAGGCGGCTGTAACTTCGTCAAGTTGGAAGGGGGTGGTTGCTGCGAACTTGGCTATCATATCAAGGGCAGCTGCCCCCTCAACGTCGCCAAGGGTATTTTTAAGGACAATGCCAAACTTCTCGAATTTGGCGGTAGTATCAAGTATCTGCTTACCAAGTGCGGTAAGTGCTGTGATACCACCAATGGCAAGAAGGCCCTTGCCTATGCTGTTAGAAAAGCCTTCCATCTTTTTACCTTCGGCTTCAGCTGTACCGCCTACCCCCTTGAGTATATTCATGGAACGCTGTGCATCTTTGGTAAGCTGTCTATTATCAATGCCTGCACCAAAGATTAATCTGCCTTTATCGTCATTCATTATTCGTCTAGATCAAACATTGATTTTCTAACATCTTCCCTATTCTTCGGATCATCGCCACTAATGGCATCCTCTTTCTCGGTTGAATCTGATAATAAAACTGTGCTGTAAAGAATCAGGTTTGCATAACTGACCTGATAGAGCACGTAGTCAAATGATTGATGAAAGGTTACTGCTGCACTTGAAATTAGCGCCCAGATGCTATCGTTACCGCTTCCTTTGTTGGCTTTGTTACGTTTGCTGCGAGCAGGGAAGCGGTAAGCGCGAAAAAATCTGATATCTCCATCAAATTGAATAACCTCACTGAAAGCTTGAACAGGTCTGCAGGAGTCATTCTTTCCAATAACACCTTGGAAAGTACTGCTACCTTATCGACTGTAACTTCGTGGTTGGTTTTCCATAATCCGAACAGATGTGATTTTTTCACAATCCTTGTTTCCTTCAAGCCTAAAGCACCAATCATCAGGGTTGCTACAATGTCACCAACTATGCGACAGTGTCTTGCAACTCTGAGAACCTTGGTAAGCATGTCATCATTCCCCAGGTCAACCTGTGGAAGACTAGCGACAAGTTCTGAAACCAAAATCAAAGTCGCAGTTGAGGGCGGGGCGATTTCATACCTCACCCCTAATATTTCCTCAACATGCGGTCTTTGCAGTACAGCATCGGCAACCTTTGATTCAATCTTTGCCATTAAATGACTGCCTTGGTATAGGTTTCAATCATCGCTCCGGATACAGGCTTCAAGGAAGTGAAGGTGTACTTCAGGATCTTGCCTTTTGCGGAAGACCAAGTTTCTTCAACTTCAACATGACATTTACGCATAACGAAACCTTCGAGGGTGTCATCTTCAGGAGTCAGGCGAACACTGTACTCGTCTTCGATAACACCATCAACGTCAGCGATGGGCGCTTCAACTCCGGACGGAATGAAGAAAGTAGCATTCAACTGCTTGTAGGATTTTTGGGATTTTCTTGCTACCAATTCGTGGCCTTCTCCGAAAAGTTCCTTTGCAGTTCCTTTGACGGTGGTCAACTGTGCTGAATCTTCTTCAGCGGTAGGCATGACTTCAAAAACTGCAGGAACGACATCAAGCACTCCGGTCACACCAAATTCAATTTTGGGTTTTCCCCATGTAATATTGCTCATAATCAGAACGTTTTAAAAGAAAATTTAATTCTAACATTTATGTAATACTGCTCAATATCAGGAGATTGCTTAGACATAATCATAGCGTCAAGCGAGAATTTGTAGTCAGTAGGTTTAAGAGAATACAGCCAATCATTTGTCTTGATTTCAAGCTGTCTGCATCTTGAGGTATTTTTGACTTTAACAGTTCCACCGTTGTTGATGTTCGGAACAAAAATGTTTACAATGACAATACCATCTTGGAATTGACCATCGAGACCACCAGCGAAAATGACAACAACGTCTTCTGCATTTGAACCGACAGGCCTGAATCCATCTTTGTAGATAGAGCCGCTTATCGTATTCTTCAAACTGCTTACCCCAATGAGGGCAAACAGATCATCTTCAATTGCAGTGCCGGTCTTTTTCATTTCATCAGGATTTTTTGAAACCAACTTCATTCAACATCTTTGGAACTATTCGTTCAGCGAGGAGTTCTGCTGTGGTTAGCACGTTTCTTCCCATGTCTTCAACATATGCCGAGTAGTTCATTCCAGCAACAACCAAAAGGACTATGCCTTTAGAATATTCAAACAGCTGGCTTTTAATGAAAGTAGGACCATCAAGGATACCATCCTTGCCATCCTTGACAAGTTGAAATCCTCCCATCTGCAAAATCCTTCCGTTCTTCATGACCACGTAGCCAATAGAACTTCTCAGGTTCCCTGTCTGATCAATATAACTTCCGTTTGTCCTGGCTTCATTCACACATGAAACACCAACATAAATCATCGCATTGATAATCTTCTTCTCGTTGCGTTCAAGCTGTTCTTCAATGAATGAAACCAGCTCCCTTTCGGGTGTGACAAGCTTCATCATATAAGAATCTGTATTCTTTGGACAGCATCCAAGTATTTGATGTTTTCAGGCAGTACGGTTTTTTCACCAAGCGAAACGGCTCTGCTATCGTAAAGCTTGAAGACCTTTAAATCAATTTCTTCAACGGTATCTTCTCCATCGATAACGAAAGTTGCATGCTTTATGTTTCCAATCAGCACCCTGTATGACGAAGGCACAAACGTTCCGCCTTCATACATTTTCAGAAATCCATAAGAGTTTTGAACAATCAGGCAAGGAATAGGATTGCTCCAAATTTCAGACACCGGTATGGGATCTCCGAGTAAATCGAATCCCCCACCGGTCATCTTTAATATTTCAAGCTTTCCTTTCATCACTCCAATCTCAACACAGTTGATTGCTTAATATAATTGGAGCTATCCTGTCCGACCTCTTTGCATAACCTTATAATGTTAGACTCTACTCCGTCTTTGTTGAAGGACAGGCTTACCCCTCCTTCACCAACGTTGTTCATCATAATCATTTGGCTGAGAATCTCTATAACGATGAGGTTCACCGTATTTTCATCGGCAAGGGCATCAATGGAATTCAATCCATGTTTGACACACTTACGTCTGATCAAGGACTCTCCAACAGGATATGGCTGCAGGTCTTCTTGGATAGCTTCAATGTAGGTCATGACTTATGCTTCCTTTTGGGTTACGTCCAAAATGAACACGTCGTTCTTACCGATAAAGGCAGGGTACGCATACATTTCATAGGCAACAAAGCGACCTTGCTCACCTCTCCATTGAGAAATCAGGTTGTCGTTGTACGAGGTGTAAACCTTGTTCGGCAGCGGATCAATGGTTTCCAATGGATCGGAAACTTTCAAGACTGCAACGCGACTAGTACATTGTGAAACGACACGACCATCTTTGAACATGCTGAAGGACGTACCATCTGCTAGGATTCCCTTTTCATTGACAACTTCAATCGGGGCAATACCTGTTCCATTGATGTTCGACAGATAAGCATTGATAGTATCCAAGCCAATGCCAGGAGTCGTAATCGTGGAGTTCTTGCCAAAGCCGGTTCCAATCAATTTCTTGAATTGGTCACATTGACAAATCAAGGCAGCAGTGGCTTTCGAAACACGATGTTTCAGGACAGTCTTACCAGCTGCATCAGCAACGTCTTCTGCGTATTGCAGGACTGCGATTACGTCCATCGTGGCAAGGGTTCCAACAGTCCATGTAACGTCAGTTACACGAAGAATGTTTTTCACGATGCCATTAGGAATCGGAGCAGACCAGACAGTACCACCAACATTGTTAGTTTTGGTCAAAGTGACTTCACCATTGGACAAACCTTCAAGGTACTGAGCAAGGATCCTGCGGTGTGGAGCAACGGCTGCCAACTCGTAAGGGTTGAACAGGTACTTGACAATTTTGGCGAACTGAACCTTCTTTTCTTCTTTGGTGAAGTTGACGGAACGTTCACGGAAACGACCTTCCATGTAGTAATAACGCTCCAAGCGGTCGTTATCAATTTGCCACTCGTCACCCATTCGGGCAAGCGTACCTGACAATTCTCCGATGGAGGGCATGTCGTGTTTCGGTTTACCGGCATTCTTTCCAATGACAGTACCAAGCATTGCAGCAGCATAATCAGCGGTTGCAGCGG